TCCGATCTATTAACCCTGTAATTTTATCTCCTGGTTCTGGTATTATTCTTTTTGGAGATAAAACTGGTTATGGTAAGGCATCTGCATTTGATAGAATTAATGTTCGCAGATTATTTGTTTATCTTGAGAATGCAATTTCTACTGCAGCAAAAGATCAACTCTTTGAATTTAATGACGAATTAACCAGAACAAACTTTGTCAATATCATTGAACCATTCTTAAGAGATGTACAGTCTAAGAGAGGTATTTATGATTATGTTGTAGTCTGCGATGAAACTAACAATACTCCTGCAATTATTGATGCTAACGAGTTTGTTGCAGATATTTACATTAAACCAGCGAAGTCAATCAATTTCATTGGTCTGACCTTCATTGCCACCAGAACTGGTGTTGCTTTTGAAGAAATAATCGGCAATTTCTAATTTAGAGGTTAAATCAAATGGCAACTAGAACACAGTTTAATCCACCTCCTCTTAGAAAAATTACTGACTTCAAAAGTCAGTTAACTGGAGGTGGTGCAAGAAGTAACCTTTTTGAAGTGGTTATTTCTTTCCCAGATATTGCAAAAGTTGATAACGCAGTATTAGAAAAGTCCAGATTTTTAATTAAAGCTGCAAATTTACCAGCATCTCAAGTTGCAATGATTGATGTACCTTTTAGAGGTCGTACTTTAAAAGTTGCTGGAGATAGATCTTTTGAAAGTTGGACTATTACAGTAGTTAATGATACTGATTTTGGTATTCGTTCAGCATTTGAAAATTGGATTAATAAAATTAATAGAGTTTCTGATGGTACAGGTGCAACTGATCCAGCATCTTATACTGCAGATGCCTTTGTTTATCAGTTAGATCGTGATGGAAAAAGTTTAAGGGCATATCATTTATATGATTTGTTCCCAACTCAAGTTGCTGCTATTCCTGTTTCTGCAGATAATTCAAACATACAAGAATTTACAGTAGAACTTCAAGTTCTCTGGTGGGAAGCAGTTAAAGGTAACTCTCCTATTTCAGGTGGAGTCGATATTAATTGATAAATAATAGATAATAAGCAGTTAAAGTTTATAAGATGGCGAAACTTTTTGGTTTTTCAATTGAGGATAATGAAAAAAAATCCAAATCCATAATTTCCCCCGTTCCTCCTAACAATGAGGACGGGGTTGATCATTTTATTCAATCTGGATTTTATGGGCAATATGTAGATATTGAAGGTGTCTATAGAACAGAATATGATTTAATTCGCCGCTATCGTGAAATGGCACTACATCCAGAATGTGATGGTGCTATCGAAGATGTAGTTAATGAGGCTATTGTTAGTGATCTTTATGATTCACCTGTAGAAATAGAATTAACTAATTTAAATGCCAGTGATAGATTAAAAGAAATTATTAGAAATGAATTTAAATATATTAAAGAGATCATGGATTTTGACAAAAAATGCCATGAAATCTTCAGAAATTGGTATATTGATGGAAGAATTTATTATTTAAAGGTTATAGATATCAAGAAACCTGAAGATGGTATTCAAGAGTTGAGATATATTGATCCAATGAAACTAAAACATGTCCGTCAAGAGAAAAAAGATAAGAATGATGGATATGTTATAGTAAACAAAGGAATAGAAGATAACAAGTTTCCTGAAATTGAAGAATACTTCATATATACACCAACTCCCAATTTTCCAGCAGGAACAATCACTGGTGGTTCAAAGAAAGGTGTAAAAATAACCAAAGATGCCGTTGCATATTGCAATTCTGGATTAGTAGATAGAAATAAGGGTACTGTTCTTTCTTATCTACATAAAGCAATTAAGGCTCTTAATCAGTTAAGAATGATTGAAGATTCTCTTGTAATTTATAGATTATCTAGAGCACCAGAAAGAAGAATTTTCTATATTGATGTGGGTAATCTTCCTAAAGTAAAGGCAGAGCAATATCTTAAGGAAGTAATGAGTCGTTATCGTAACAAACTTGTTTACGATGCAAACACTGGAGAAGTTCGTGATGATCGCAAATTTATGAGTATGATGGAAGATTTTTGGCTTCCAAGAAGAGAGGGTGGTAGAGGCACTGAAATTACAACATTACCTGGTGGTCAAAATCTTGGAGAACTTGCGGACATTGAATATTTCCAGAAAAAACTTTATAGAGCATTAGGAGTTCCAGAGTCAAGGATTGCGGGTGGTGGTGATGGTTTCAATCTAGGTCGTTCTTCCGAAATTCTAAGAGATGAACTTAAGTTTTCTAAGTTTGTGGGTCGTTTAAGAAAAAGATTTGCAAATGTATTCAATGATATTTTACGCACACAATTGTTATTGAAAAATATTGTTACTCCAGAAGATTGGGATAACATGTCTGATCATATTCAATATGATTTCCTATATGATAACCATTTTGCAGAATTAAAAGAAGCAGAGTTACTAACAAACAGACTTACTCTTGCAACAACTGTAGAACCTTATATAGGTAAATATTATTCAACTGAGTATGTTCGTAAAAAAATTCTTAGGCAAACTGATTCTGAAATTATTGATATTGATTTACAAATTCAAAATGAAATTGAGAAAGGTATTTTGCCAGATCCTAATGCTCCAGTAGACGAAATGGGAAATCCTCTTCCAGAAGGAGGAGGTGAAATTCCTCAAGAAGGAATTCCAATTGAACAGGAAGTACCTCCTGCAGAAGAGCAAATTGCTTCACAACCAGAGATTATAAAACCAAAAGGTGGCAAAATATAAATAATCGTATAATAATAAAATAAATTTATGGATAACATTATAGATTTGATTGCTACTGATTCTTCTCCTGCGGAAATTACTGACAGTATAAAATCAGCACTTTTTGCAAAATCTGCAGAAAAAATTGATCAGATTCGCCCATATATAGCATCTTCTTTATTTGATTCAGAAGAATCTGAAAATTCTTTTGAAGATGAGGATAATATTTAATAACAAAGGAAAGAATAATGTCAGCACGAATTAAAGTTCTTGGAGCAGAAGCAGCACTTCCAACTACAACCGGAGCGGCAACTAGTTTTAGTGCAGCAACAGTTGTTCGTTTAGTTAACACTGCAACTTCTGCTGATTATGTGATTACAGTTGTTGAAACACAAAATGGTAGTGTTATTGGTTCATTTACATTAATGAGATCTCAATCAGAATTATTAGAAAAGTTACCATCACACTGCGTTTATGCTGCAAACGCTTCTGTTTTGGGAGCAAAAGTAGGATTTACAAACTAAAAAAAATGAAACTCATCACAGAAGAAGTACAACAGGTTAAGTTCATCACTGAAGGTAAAGGTGCTGAAAAGAAAATGTATATTGAAGGAGTTTTCCTTCAAGGTGATATTTGCAATCGCAATGGAAGAATGTATCCAATGGAAACACTCTCCCGCGAAGTAAAAAGATATACAGAATCTTTCATTAACAAGGGACGTGCTTTAGGTGAACTTGGTCACCCAGATGGACCAACGGTAAACCTTGATCGTGTTTCTCATAAGATTGTTTCTCTTGAACAATCTGGAACAAACTTTAGAGGTAAAGCACAACTTCTTGAAACTCCAATGGGTAAGATTGCAAAATCTCTTATTGGTGAAGGTGTTTGTCTTGGTGTTTCTTCTCGTGGTGTTGGTTCACTTAAAATGACTAATGAAGGTCATAAAGTTGTTGGTGAAGATTTTATGTTAGCAACCGCTGCTGATATTGTAGCAGATCCTTCTGCTCCTGATGCTTTTGTACAGGGAATTATGGAAGGCAAAGAGTGGGTTTGGGAAGGAGGAATTCTTCGTGAAAGGATTGCAGAATCCACAAAACGAAGAATTAATACTTTAATTGACGAAAGAACACTTCAAGAATATAAAGTTGAATTGTTCCAAGAGTTTCTTTCAAATCTTTAAATTATAAATAAATATAGATTAAATACAAAGATCTAAAAAAATGTCCGTTGGTAGAAATTTACAAGAGATGGAAAACGTAGTAACCAAAGGTGCTGCACCTGCCGAACCAATGCACAACGTCGTTCAAAATGCATCTGGAGTTACAACTCCAGGTCAAACTGGTGCATGGGAAGACTTAGGTGGACCTACCCCCGAAAATTATCGCCCAGACGATGATTCTGCAAAACTCAAAGATCCTTCAGCAACTCTTGCTCAAGTAAGAAATGTTGTAAATGCTAAAGCTGCCTCTGCAGTTAAAGAAGAAACTGAAGAGGAAGAAGATCTCATCGATGAGGAAGAAGTCGATGAAGATGAGGAAGTAGTCGCTGAGGCTGCAGAAGAAGACGAAGAAGAGGAAGAAGACGAAGACGAAAAAGAAGACGAAGACAAAACACAACATAGTAAGAAAAAGAAAAAAGTAGACGAAGAGTTTGACATTGAAGAAGATGTCAATGCTCTTCTCGCAGGTGAAGAGCTTTCTGAGGAATTCCAAGAGAAAGCACGTACTATCTTCGAAGCTGCTATTCGTTCAAAAGTTTCTGAAATCAAAGAAGAACTTCAAGAAACTTATGAAAACGCACTTGTAGAAGAAGTACAGTTTATTAAAAATGAACTTACTGAGCGTGTTGATGCATACCTTGAGTATGTTGCTGACGAGTGGATTCAAGAGAATGCACTTGCAGTTGAGCACGGTCTCAAAACTGAGATGACTGAATCATTCCTCCAAGGAATGAAAGGTCTTTTTGAAGATCATTATGTTTCAATCCCTGAAGATAGATATGATGTAATCGAGAGCATGGTAGATAAACTTGATGAAATGGAAGAAAAACTCAACGAGCAAATCGAAAGAAACGTTGCTCTGAATAGAAGATTAGCAGAGTCGGTTGCTGATGTAATCTTTGCAGATGTCGCTGAGGGTCTCGCACTTTCTCAGAAGGACAAACTCGCTTCTCTTGCAGAAAATGTTGAGTTTGATGGTGAAGAGAACTATCGTGAGAAACTGGTAACTCTGAGGGAATCATATTTCCCAACCAGAACCGCTGGTACTCAAAGAGACGACTCCGAAACTTTATCTGAGTCTGTTTCCTATGATACAAATTTGACTGAATCTGTATCACCTTCTATGGAAGCATATCTTCAGACTTTAAGTAGAGTCGCTAAAAAGTGATTTTTAAATTATAACGATCAAACTAAATTTTTTTAAAAGAGGTAAAACAAATGCAAATGTTCAACGCGGAATATTTGCAGGAGAAGTGGGCACCTATCCTGGACTACTCAGGACTCGATGTAATCAAAGATTCACATCGTAGAGCTGTAACCGCTATCCTGCTCGAAAACCAAGAAAAAGAACTCCGCGAAGCCCGCGAGTTCCTTTACGAAGCTCCAACTAACTTCACTGCTTCCACTGCTGGTGCTGCTGGTTTTGGTGGTAGTGCTCAAGGATTCAGTGCTGGTCCTACCGCAGGTTTCGACCCTGTTCTGATCAGTCTGATCCGCCGTTCAATGCCTAATCTGGTCGCTTATGACCTTTGTGGCGTTCAACCAATGAATGGTCCTACTGGACTTATCTTTGCAATGCGTTCCCGCTACAACAACCAGAGTGGAACTGAAGCATTCTTCAACGAAGTAGACTCCGCATTCTCTGGTCAAGATTCGGGATTCAATGTTACCACTGGATTCACTGGTGCTAGCGTTGGTATGGGTACTACTGCACAACAAGGTACTAATCCTGGTATCCTTGATGGTACTTCTCCACAAACTGGTGACGCAACTACCTACAACGTAGGTCAAGGTATGCGTACAGACTCTGCAGAAGACCTTGGACAAGGTAGTGGTGACCATTTCAACCAGATGGCTTTCTCAATCGAGAAAGTTACCGTTACTGCAAAGTCACGCGCACTGAAGGCTGAGTACTCACTCGAACTCGCACAAGACCTGAAGGCAATTCATGGTCTGAATGCTGAGGCTGAGTTAGCAAATATTCTCTCAACTGAGATTCTTGCTGAAATCAACCGCGAAATCATTCGTACCATCTACAACGTCGCTAGACCTGGTGCTCAAGCAAACGTTGCTACTGCTGGTACTTTTGACCTCGACGTTGACTCCAACGGTCGTTGGTCGGTTGAGAAGTTCAAGGGTCTTATCTTCCAAATCGAGCGCGATGCTAACGCTATCGCACAAACAACTCGTAGAGGAAAGGGTAACATGATCCTCTGCTCATCGGATGTTGCTTCTGCACTCACCATGGCAGGTGTTCTTGATTACACCCCTGCACTCAACGCCAACCTCCAAGTTGATGACACTGGCAACACCTTCGCAGGTGTTCTTCAAGGTAAGTATCGTGTATATATTGACCCATATGCTGGTGGTTCTAACACTGGTTCTTCTGGTGGTCAATACTATGTTGTAGGTTATAAGGGTTCTTCCCCTTATGATGCCGGTCTCTTCTATTGCCCATATGTTCCTCTCCAAATGGTTCGTGCCGTTGGTGAGAACACCTTCCAACCAAAAATTGGCTTCAAGACCCGTTACGGTATTGTTGCCAATCCATTTGCTGAAGGTGCTACTGTTGGTCAAGGTGCTCTTAACCGTAACGCTAACGCTTATTACAGAAGAGTCAGAGTTAACAATTTAATGTGATCTCGATTCACATATCTATCAGAGGGTCTTCGGACCCTCTTTTTTTATCTAAATAAAAATAAAAATAAAAATAAAAATAAATGAAGACTTTTAAGCAGTTTATATCTGAAGCATTACCATTTGGTGCTGTAGTATCAACTAGTTCTTATGGTCCTGGTTTATATGGTAATCCTACAGCATCTGGTGCAAAATTAACTCCATCAACTAGAGGAGTTGCACATAAAACTTTACCACTTGGAAGTCAGGTAAGAATTACAGATCCTAAAACAAAAAGATCAATAACTGCTCCAGTCGTTGATAGAGGACCTTATCATGGAAATCGTCAATATGACTTAACTACAAAAACAACACAAGATCTTGGATATAAAGACTATAAACAGTTTGGTGTCAGAGACCTTGATGTAACACCTATAAAACCAAAACCAAAATTACCAAATTTGGGTGTAAAGGTTGATATGAGTATTCCAAAAATTGTTCCAACTAAGAAAAGATAATGGCAACTTCACCATTTAACAAACAATTAAATAATAGAAATTTTTTATCCCCAGTAGGATTTGAATTTTCTTTGGCAAAGTACCCAAAAGTTTCCTTTTTTTGCAATTCTGCAAAAATTCCACAAATATCATTACAAACTGAAATTCAATCTACTTATTTAAAACAAATTGATATTCCTGGTGACCAATTAACATATTCGGATTTAACATTAAGATTTTTAGTTGATGAAGATTTAGTTAATTATAACACTGTACACAACTGGTTAACTTCTCTTGGATTTCCAGAAACAGCAGATCAATACGCAAGACAATTGAATGAAGATGGAATTAGAGATCCTTTAAATTTTTTCAGTGATGGTACTTTGGTTATTTTAAATAGCAATTATAATCCAAAAGCACAAGTAAAATTCAAAGACCTTTTTCCAGTTTCTTTAACCTCTTTAGATTTTGATTCTACAGCAACAGACATACAATACTTTACAGCAGAGGTATCTTTCAAGTATACTATTTACAATATTCTAAATATGCAAAATAAACCCTTATGAATCTTGATGAAATTCAGGACATGTGGCAGAGAGACTCTGTTATAGACCCTGATAACTTACACGATGAATCTTTAAAGATTCCACAACTACACTCCAAATATTATACTCTTTACAATACAATAACTCTTTTAAGAGAAAAAGCAAGAGAATCTTACAATAGAGTTAAACTAGAAAGATACAACTACTACACAGGAAAGGCACCAGCAGAGGTTTATGTAGAAGAACCATTTCCGTATAAGGTTAGAGAGAAAGAAGCATTACAGAGGCATATGGATGCCGATGAGAGACTGAATAAAATAGATCTTAAAATCAGATATTATGATATCATGCTGAAATTTCTTGAGGAGATTATTAAAACTATCTCAAATAGAACTTTCCAAATCAAAAATGCTATTGAGTGGCATCGTTTCCAGGCAGGGTTTAATTAAGCAAATAAATACTCATAAGTAATATTATGGGTATATGACTCATTTGATAATTTCTAAAAAGAATGAAGTTTACCTACAAGTAAAGGCAGAACCTCATGTTTATTATGAACTGGCAGATCAATTTACTTTTGATGTGCCAGGTGCCAAATTCATGCCCCAGTTTCGCAACAGACACTGGGATGGAAAAATTCGTTTATTTAATCCACAAAATGGTGAGATCTATGTTGGTCTTTTAGATAAACTCACTCTTTTCTGTGAGAATCACAAATACACTTATGAGTTTGTAAATAACAAGTTTTATGGTCTCCCCTTTGAAGTCAATGAGATGATTTCAAAAGAAGGTGTAAAAGACTATATGAATTCTATTTGCAAGTATGCTCCCCGCGATTACCAAGTTGAGGGAGTATACGACGCTTTACGACATAATAGAAAGTTGCTGATATCTCCAACTGCTTCTGGAAAGTCGTTGATGATATATTCAATTGTGAGATATTACGTTGAGAAAGGACAAAATACTCTGATAGTCGTTCCGACGACATCCCTTGTAGAGCAGATGTATAAAGACTTTGCAGATTATGGATGGGATGTGGGTTCATTTTGCCACAAGATCTATGCTGGAAAAGAAAGAGAAACAGACTCTCAGGTGATTATCACTACCTGGCAATCTATCTACAAACTTCCTCGTCAATACTTTTCAAGATTTAATGTGGTCGTAGGAGATGAAGCACACCAGTTTAAATCAAAATCATTAGTATCTATAATGACAAAACTTTCTGATGCAAAGTATCGTTTTGGATTCACTGGTACGTTAGATGGAACACAAACTCACAAATGGGTTCTAGAAGGTTTGTTTGGTCCCTCTTATAAAATTATACGTACAGATGAATTGATGCAAAAAGGTCATGTTGCAAAACTTGATATTAATATTCTGTTATTAAAGCATCCACCAAATAGATTTGAAACTTTTGAAGATGAAGTTCAGTATATCATCAATCATGAAAAACGTAATAAATTTATTCGTAACCTTGCACTAGATCTTAAAGGCAATACTCTTATTCTTTTTTCAAGAGTAGAAGGTCATGGTCAACCATTATATGATCTCATAAATAATAGCAAATCTGATAATCGTCATGTTTTTTTCGTTCATGGAGGAGTGGATACTGAAGATAGAGAACAGGTTAGAGAAATTACTGAAAAGGAAAATGATGCAATCATTGTGGCATCATATGGAACATTTAGTACAGGAATTAATATTAAGAATTTACATAATGTTATTTTTGCTTCACCTTCAAAGTCTAGAATCCGTAATCTCCAATCAATTGGAAGAGTTTTAAGAAAGAGTGACAACAAAACAAAGGCAACTTTATACGATATTGCCGATGATATCAGTTATAAATCAAGAAAAAATTACACACTCAATCACTTAATAGAAAGAATAAAAGTTTATAATGAAGAAAACTTTAATTATGATATTGTAAACATACCAATTAAAAACTAATGGGAGATGAATTTTACGCAATTATAAAATTAGTATCTGGTGAAGAGATCATGTCTCATGTAATGGTTGATGAGAATGATGGAGATCCTGTACTGGTTCTTCAAAATCCAATTATAATGAAAATGATTACAAATTCTCAAGGAACTTTTGTTAAAGTAAAACCATGGATAGAAATGTCTGATGATGATTTCTTTATTATAAAACTTGATAAGATTATTACTATGACAGAAACTAAAGATGAGAAAATGATAGAATTATATAACAATTATATTGAAGATGGTTCTACCGTTGAATCTTATGAATCTGGAGGTCATGTTAGACCTTCTTCTAAGATGGGATATCTGTCTTCTGTTGAAGATGCTCGTAAGAAACTCGAAAGAATCTTTAAGGGTATTAAAGAAAGCTAAGTTCTCATCTTCAACCGGGACAAAGGTAGTCTATATGGTTTTAGGTCTTATGTCAAGCCCCTTGGTTATGTGCTATAATGGATATAACATTTTAAAATATAATAGAATTTATTATTATGCCAAGAGGAAAAGGTAAGTCTGAACATTATGTTAACAACAAAGAATTTTTAGAATCTTTAGTTGTTTATAGAAAAAAAGTAGAACAGGATTTTATTGATAGAAATAGTAGAAGTCCTACTCAAGAAGACAGAGGAAAGCGATGGGAAGGTAAACCCCCAATACCAAATTATGTTGGAGAGTGCTTTTTAAAGATTGCAACACACCTTTCATATAAACCTAATTTTGTAAATTATATGTTCCGTGAGGATATGATTTCTGATGGAATAGAAAATTGCGTTCAGTATATTCATAATTTTGATCCAGAAAAATCAAGTAATCCTTTCTCATATTTTACTCAAATTATTCACTACGCTTTTATACGAAGAATTACAAAAGAAAAGCGTCAGTTAGAAATTAAGTCTAAGATTATTGAAAAGACTGGTTTTGATGAGGTTATGATGATCGATGACAACTTGCTTTCTGGGAACAATTCGGAGTATAATAGTATGAAGGACAATATTCAATATCGCAGTAATCGATGAAGGTAGCAATTATCACAGATACCCATTATGGGTGTAAAAAAGGTTCTAAGTACATTCATGATTATTTTGAATTGTTTTATAAGAATGTATTTTTTCCTGCACTTGAAGAGCACGGGGTAAAAACTGTTATTCATATGGGAGATGCTTTTGATAGTCGCAAGTCAATCGATTATCAAAGTCTTGATTGGTCAAAAAGAGTTGTGTTTGATCCTCTCAAAAAATATGATGTTCACATGATTATTGGTAATCATGATACTTACTATAAAAATACTAATAGTGTAAACTCACCAGAACTTCTTCTTCAGACTTATTCTAATATTAGGACTTATAGCGATCCTACTGAAATTAGTATTGATGGATTGAAAATTTTACTTTTACCTTGGATTAATTCTGAGAATGAAGAAAAAACCCTTAAGATGATTCAAAAGACAACTAGTAAAATTGCAATGGGACATCTTGAGTGTCAAGGATTTCGAGTTAACCGCCAGTTGGTAATGGAGCATGGATTGGATTCAAATATTTTTAAAAACTTCACAAAAGTATTTTCTGGTCATTACCACACTCGTTCTAATAATGAATGTGTTTTCTATTTGGGCAATCCTTACGAAATGTATTGGACAGATGTGAATGATACACGAGGATTTCACATTTTTGATACAGAGACATTTGAGCATACCCCAATTAATAATCCTTATAAATTATTCTATAATATTTACTATGAGGATACTCCATACCAAATATTTGATGCAACAGAATATAAAAATAAAATTGTTAAAGTGATTGTTCGTAAAAAATCCAAACCAAAAGATTTTGAAAAGTTCATTGATAAACTTTATAATGTTGGAATACAAGAGTTGAAAATCATTGAAAATTTCGAAATTCAAGAAAGTGAAAATTTTAAAGTTGATGAAGATGAAAACACATTATCACTTTTAAATCGTTACATTGATGATTCTGAATTTGATTTTGATAAAAGTACCATAAAAAATATTCTTCAAGATCTTTACCAGCAAGCATCGCAAGTAGAGTAACATGTTTCTTCTCACTCTTAAAGATAAAAAAGATGATGGCGCATATGCAGTTCAAGATCAGTATGGGCATAAAGTTTTGTTTCTTTTTGAAGAAGAAGATGATGCTACCAGGTATGCTTTAATGCTTGAGGACCAAGAAGATCAAGAAATGGATATTGTTGAAGTTGATGCTGAACTCGCAATAAAAACTTGTAAATTGTATAATTACAAGTATTCTATAATTACCCCCAATGATATTGTAATTCCTCCAAAAAATGTTGTTATTTCACAAGATTAAATACAAGAATTTTTTAAGTTCTGGAAATCAATTTACAGAGATTGATTTTAGAAAAAATAATACAAATCTTATAATTGGTACTAACGGTTCTGGTAAGAGTACAATGTTAGATGCTCTTACTTTTGTTCTTTTTAACAAAAGTTTCAGGGGAATTACAAAACCTCAACTTGTTAATAGTACTAATGAAAAAGATTGTGTAGTTGAGATTGAATTTTCAATTAATAGTAAAAATTACTTGGTTCGTCGCGGAATCAAACCTAGTATTTTTGATATTGAAGTAAATGGTGCGCCACTTCATAAGGAATCAGATGATCGGGCAAATCAAAGAATTTTAGAAGAAAATATTTTAAAAGTAAATTATAAATCTTTTACTCAAATTGTTATTTTAGGTAGTAGTAATTTTGTTCCTTTTATGCAACTTACATCTTCAAATCGTCGTGAGGTGATTGAAGATCTTTTAGATATTCGTATTTTTTCTGCTATGAATACTCTAGTTAAAGATAAAATTAAAGAGCAAAAGGAAGAAATTAAATCTTTAAGTTTGAAAAAAGATAATCTTAAAGATAAAATTAAAATGCAAGAGAGTTTTATCGAAGAACTTGAAAATCGTGGAAATGCTAATATAAATGCCAATAAAGAAAAGATTGTCAATTTAGATAAAGAAATTGGCAACTATGAATCAGATAATTATTCTATAACGATTAGTTTGGGAGATCGTCAAAAAGATCTTGAAGAAGTGAATGGTGCTGATGATAAGTTAGTAAAACTGAACAATCTGAAGGGTAAACTATCTCAAAAAGTATTTACGATTACTAAAGAGCATAAGTTTTTTACAGAAAATACGGTCTGCCCTACTTGTACTCAAACTATAGAAGAAGAATTTAGATTAAATAGAATTACAGACGCTCAAAATAAAGCAAAGGAACTCCAGAAAGGTTTTCAAGAACTTGAGGAGGTAATAGAATTAGAAAAAGAACGAGAGCGTCAATTTATAGTTCTATCCAAGGAGATTACAAAACTCAATCATGAGATTTCTCAAAACAATACTCGGATTTCCCTCAACCAGAGACAAATACGAGAACTTGAATCTGAAATTCAAACTATTACCAAGAACCTTGCAAACAGAAATTCTGAACATGAGAAACTAGAAGAATTTAAAGAAAATCTCCAAAATACAATTGAATATCTTTCAGACAAAAAACAACAAATCGTTCATTACGATTTTGCCTATTCCTTACTCAAGGATGATGGTGTAAAGACGAAGATCATTAAGAAGTATCTTCCGTTCATAAATCAGCAGGTGAATCGTTATCTTCAAATGATGGATTTTTATATTAATTTTCATTTAGATGAAGAGTTTAACGAAACAATTAAATCTCCAATTCATGAAAACTTTTCGTATTCTTCTTTTTCAGAAGGTGAAAAAATGAGAGTAGATTTATCTCTACTGTTTACTTGGAGGGAAGTTGCTAAACTTAAAAATTCTGTGAATACCAATCTGCTGATTATGGATGAAGTCTTTGATTCATCTCTTGATGGATTTGGGACAGAAGAGTTTCTTAAGATTATTCGTTATGTCATTAAAGATGCTAATATTTTTGTCATTTCCCATAAGACTGGTCTTGAGGACAAATTTGAAAGTGTCACAAAGTTTGACAAGCGCAATGGATTCTCATATAAGGTAGAAACATAAACAAACAGAAAAATGAAACTTCCAAATTGGCAACATCACAGTAAAAAGGAGCAAAAGCGAAAACTGAAACCGCAAGCACTCCGACAAGCAAAAGCACGTCGCCAAGCACTCAAGAAGCGTCTCTTAGGAGGTGCTTCTTTTTTTTATATAAATATCT